ATTCGTGAATATGTGACATTATTAGAAGCACCATTTTCGAATCATGGTGATGGTCCTGGTCGTGCCAGAAACTGGGCATGGGACCACTCAATCAGTATTGGTGCTACGAGTCATTGGGTACTAGATGATAACATTGCAGACTTCTACAGATTACATAACAATGAAAGAATACGATTTGAAAGTTCTACTGGTTTTCGTGTCATGGAAGATTTCGTTGACAGATATGATAATGTTTACATTGCTGGTCCTCAATATCGATTCTTTATCGCACCAAATCAAAAGTATCCACCATATGTTGCAAACACTAGAATCTATTCTTGCTTGTTAATACGTAACGATTGCAAACACAGATGGCGTGGCAGATACAATGAAGATACTGATATCTGTTTAAGAGTTATGAAAGATGGCGATGTTTGTTTGCAGTTCAATGCATTCATGCAAGGTAAAATGGCAACTCAAACAGTTAGTGGTGGTAATACTGCAGAATTTTATCATGCAGAAAATACAGATGCAATGAAAGAAGGTTACAATACTGATGGCACAATTAACAAGTCGCAGATGTTGGCAGACATGCACCCAGACGTTGCCACAGTTGTCTGGCGATACGGAAGATGGCACCACCATGTCAACTATAATCCATTTAAGAAAAACAAACTTAAACTCAAAGATAACATACATCTATCTAAAGGCATTAACAATTATAACATGATACTTGATAGAAATTTTCAAGACCCGAGGTTTACTTAGGTTGACATTTCTTGTTGACTCGTGTATAATGGTTAACATAAAATAGAAGAGGTGTACATATAGATATGATTAGAGAACGATTCGTGAGAAAGAAAAAAGTATATAAGAAGAACCCCGAACCATTTGAATGGGAACATGGTAGTTATAAAGCAGGTGAGATAATAGACAATGCATGGGTGTATTACGACTACTTTGGAGAAGATGATAATCCTGAGAAGAATAGATTTGAAGAAAACACTCAGAAGTTTAGTTATAAACTTATTGATGAAAAGTACAACGACTACACAAGTCTTATTTTAACGCCAAAATATTTAAAGATACTTATGAACGAAACGGGTTTATCTGACCAAGAAGTCAAAGAGTATATTTGTGATGTAATCATGAGAGAGGAGAATGACAAAGTCCGAGAAAGAAACAATCAAAAAGCAAAAGAAAGAAGAGAACGAAAGTAATAATTTTCTGACTAAGAAAAAGTTTACAGAGATGATTCTTGAATCTGTTAAGAACGATGGTCATGGTTATATCGATGCTATCGTTCATATATGTGAAAAGAACAACATAGAATTAGAAGACGTAAAAAAATACATATCTCCAGCAATTAAAGACCAAGTCGAAGTTGAAGGTATGAATTTGCATATGTTGCCTAAAGGGAATACATTATTTTAAATAATGTTAAACTAATGCTTGACTTTATTTGTGTAAACAAGTATAATGAGAGCAATTTTATATTATGAATAAGGTGGACAAAAACAATACAACGAATACAAGGAGAAACGCATGTCATTCGCAAACTTAAAGACCAATAGAACAGATGTCTCAAAACTCGTTTCTGCGGTGCAAGAAGCATCGGGTGCCACAACTCAGAAGAAATCGTATGAAGACGAAAGATTCTGGAAACCAACTGTCGATGAATCAGGTAATGGTTATGCCGTTATTAGATTCTTACCAGCAGGTGAAGGTCAAGAGTTACCATGGGTAAGATACTTTGACCACTTCTTCAAGGGACCTACAGGTCAATGGTATGTAGAGAAATCTCTTACATCTATTGGTCAAAAAGACCCATTGGGTGAATTGAATTCTAGATTATGGAATTCAGGTATAGATGCAGATAAAGAAACTGCAAGAAATCAAAAACGTAGACTACATCACGTAGTAAACATTCTTGTTGTCTCAGACCCTGCAAACCGTGCCAACGAAGGTAAAGTCTTTTTATATGACTTTGGTAAGAAAATCATGGACAAGATTATGGACGTGATGCAACCTCAGTTCCCTGGTGAAGAACCTGTGAATCCGTTTGACTTTTGGAATGGCGCAGACTTTGAACTTAAGATTACTAATGTTGCTGGTTACAGAAACTACGATAAATCTTCTTTCAAACCTTCCGCACCATTATACGATGCAGACGAAACTAAATTAGAAGCAACATATAATGCTATGTTTGACGTTGCTGAGTTCGTTGACCCTACCAACTATAAAACATATGATGAACTAAAACAGAGATTATCTGTAGTTCTGGGTGAAGCAGTTGGTGAAGGTATGACTCAAAAAAGTGAGGACTTAACTAAGACCGCAGAAGCAGTAGAACCATCTTCTATGGAAACACCTGTTGTATCTGCGAGTGCGCCAGCACCAGAAGTTAATGCTACTGAATCAGATGATGAAACTTTGAGTTATTTTGCTAAATTGGCAAATGACGAATCGTAAAACTTGTTGATATAAAAACAAGTTTTTAAGGGCGATACTATTTACCTCTCAGTGTCGCCCTTTTTTTTATCCACCTCTACTTTTCTTTCTAGGATTTACTGCGGGTTCTGGTGGACCAGACATTGCTAATGTGTCACCACTTACAGATGAACTATTGTTTGTTGAATTATCTACTACTACTGTAGTACCACTTCTTGATTCTTTTCTTCGTGCATCTGCACTAAGAGTTTCTTGTGCATCTGCTCTATTTAAATTATTTGGTTCAATATCTTTTGCGCCAGAACCTCCAGCAGAACTGCCTTTATTATCACTTCCTGATGCCATAACTTCTTTAAATTTTCTAGTAAATGCTTCACCTGGTCCTTCACCACCTGGCACTAATGCTCCTAAGGCCGCTAGACCTCCTGCGGCAACCGCTAGAAAAAATTTACCTATACCTGCAATAATTCCTCCAATACTACCTAAACCTTTTTTAATTGTCTCTCCATCAAATGTAAATATACCTACTATGATATCTTTTATACCTGTTACAAAACTTGTGATACCATCAAATATAGTACTAAACAAACCAGTAAAAGAAAAACTATCTATTAGTTCTGCAAAATTTTCAAACCCAAGTTTACTTGCTATAAAAGATACACCCGACTTTAATAAATCTAATGGCATACTAATTAATGCATTAAAGGCACCTTTTACAAATCCACCTACTCCTGCAATTAATTTATCTAGAAAACCTCCAGCAGTGCCAGAAGCATCTTTAAATGCCTGTATAGCACCACTAACAACACCAATAACTACTTGAAGTGGTATTAATAACTTACTACCAATTAATGCAAAAGTTCTAAAAAAACTACCAAAAGTACTGAAAAAACTTGATATAAAACTACCACCTGTACGAATAACACCAAAAGCAGATTTTATAATTTTAAATAAACTAGCAAATGTTTTTCCTATGAAGATAAAAGGTTTAAGAAGTGTTCTAAAAAAACTACTAAATTTTGCAAAAATATTTAATTTTGTAAACTGCCCAACAGAATTTCTTGCTACTTTTAGTCCTTCAAATCCTGCTTTAAATTGTTTGGTTATATTAGTAAAGGTTGTACTGATTGCTTTAAAAAATTTACCCACTTCTGGATTTAATTTCATAAATCTTGCTTGAAACAACTTAGATGAATTTCTTAATGCGGCAAGTGCTTTGTCAAGTCTAAATAGTTTACCAATTGATTTTGTTACCATTCCGATTTGACCTGCTAATGCACCAATCAAACCAGTTGACAGACCAGCAATCGCACCAGCAATCATGGCAAAATAATTACCAGTAAAGTCTAATTTATCTATATCACTACCAGTTGCGGCACCCATTGCACCTTCTTTCGAGACTTGACCTGGCGCTTCTCTAGATGCTTCTAAATCATCACCTTCTTTATCTCGTCTTTCTGCTTTAAAGAATTGCTTAAAAGTTTCAGTTAATTGGTCAACTGCCAATCCAGTATCAAGTTGCGCCGTAAGTGTTGCGGCCGCAACTTCGCCTTGTTTTGATAAATCAAGAATAAATTTTGAGTTTTGTAATCTCAATTCTTGAATTTCGCCTGATAAATCTGCCATGTTTCTATTTATACTTTGACTCTTCTTTTTTTCGTCTTTCTTCTTCTTTTTTTATCCAATCTAGTAATAATGTAATGTAAATTTCCCTTTCCCATGGTATCATATTTTCTAGTTCTGTCAAACTATACTTATGATGTTGCATCATTGCAAAATTAGTCTGATAATAATTTGTCAGACTATCATGCGAAAGGTTTAGGAGAAAAAATCAGAAATACCTTTTAGTGTTCTTTCGTTCTCATGCCCACAGTTAGAACAAGTAAAGTTAACAGTATCTTCTAATTGTGGCATATTTTGTACATAGTCTGCAATAGATTGAAATTGTTGAGAACTCATAGACTCAACAAATTCAGTTATTTCTTTTACTGAGACTTCATCTGCACTAATTCTAGTTTCTCCGTTAATCACTGCACTAATACAATTGTTAACTACCATATAACTAAACTCAGTTTCAGTTTGGTCTTTACCATAATTTTTGATAAATGCCTCAAAAGATGGATACTTTAATTCTACAGAGATAGTATCTGTTAATTCAATAACATTGTTTATCTCTGGAACTTCAACTTTAAGTTCTGCTAAATTAATTGTTTGTTCATTCATTGTTTTACACTCAGAACACGCAACATTAATTTTAGTTGTTTCACCTACAGATTTACTACGTATTTGTGTAAACATATATTCTACATCAAATGAAGTAAACGTTTTAGGATTTAGTTTTTCGTTAACACATGCAACAATTGTATCTACCATTGCCTGCATCGCCTGTTTTTCATCTTTAGACTCAAATGCAAGAAGAAGTATCTTTTCTTCTTTTACTAAGTAAGGACGATAACTCACTTTTTGCCCCGATGACGGAATCGTCAATTCGTGAGTTGGGGTTGCATTTAATTTTGGTAATGCTCCACTCATAATATTCTCCTATATTATAATCTATCTATAAGTGTACTTGTAAACCCACCAAGCATTTTATCTTTGAGTTTATCTTTCACTTTTTCACCGACAACATCAATTGCTTTATC